GGTAACGGCTCACCAAGGCGACGACGTGTATCCGGCCCGAGAGGGCGTCCGGACCCCTTGTGGGGGCGCTTAGCGCCCCTCTTGACAGATTCCCTGTCTACCTGAGATTGTCTCTCTCGTTCCCCCGGACACGACCGACGGGAAGCGCCAGTCACCCCTAGCGGGCTAAAACACGGTGCCACTTAGGTCACTCATGTCCACATGGGGGGAGCGAAACGAGGGACTTGACAAGGTCGCAGCGATCTGAAAGAGTCTGACTCACGCCGAACGAGGGCAATCGACTCGCTCGACACGCAACACAGCTTTGCGGCCCGGAGTCTCCCGTGAGGGAGATCCGTGACCACAGGCCATGCAGTCCTGATCTTGAGCGGAATGCTCGGGTGATGGGTGGTCTCCCACTGGCGAACAGTGGGCACGGATAACCAAAGGCAGCCGTCGTTGCTTGATAACTCAAAACATGCGAAGACCTAGTGAACATACCTAGGCCGTGCTATCTCGCGAATCTTGCGAGTCCGGAGTGGTTAACCTGCTCTGGAGGACGGGTGATCTGCGCCACTGACCGGGAATCTGCCGGAGGTCAGCACAGACACGCCTAGTGAGATGAGATGCACGCTCTCTTCCCCCCTTGTTCAAGGGCTCTAGATGGCTGGTAACGGCCTCCCCTGAGCCCTTGGGGGAGCCACGTGGGGCCTTGTGTCCCCGTGGTTGTCCGGGAGCCGTAGGATCGAACCTGCGGCCCTTAACAGCAAGGGAGAGAAGCATGCAGTACCTCATCGTCTACACCGTCGAGGAACGCTTCATGGGCAAGACGCTCCAGGGAGCACACGAGACGTGGACGCTGGAAGAACTGTGTGAGATGGGACTCGGACGCACTGTAGAGTGCGCCCTCGACCGATTCGGCGAGGACAACCCGACCACTCCCCTTCCGATCATCCAGACGGGTGAATCTGAGCTGCGAGTGATGGCCCACCGAGGGCTTCCCATCGTGAGTCAGTGACCAGTGTGAGCCGGTCCGCCCAAGGCGGCCGGTTGACCCGGCATCACTGCCGAACACAAGGGAGAGAGACCTTGAAGAACGCGATTGAGTTCAATGAGGCGTTCATGGGAGCCGGTGACCCACTGAAGGGTAGCCGTATCCCTGGCTTCGGAGCGGGCAACCGTGTCCCGGAGACCAGCCGAGTGCACAAGAACCGTGCCAAGGGTGCGGTGGTGCACACGCAGAAGTGCCAGCAGTCCGGCCGTAAGGCTTGTGAGTGCAGGGCTGGTCGTAAGGGTCTGTCCCGCAGTGCGGTGGTTGTGGTTCGCCTCGACCCCCGTACCTACGAGGTCCGTGTCAAGGGCACTCGTGCCCTGGTTGGCATGATCCGAGCGGTCAAGGGTGCTGGTGGCAAGGCTTACAGCTACCAGATTCCCGGCGACAAGGCCCACAAGGGCTTCGGATCCCAGCGTGCCGCTGTTCTCCGGATGCTGGAGAAGGTGTGACATGGACAAGGGCTCCGCAGTAATCATCCTCATCATCGCCGTGGTCTTGGTGCTGGCAGGCTCTGCCGGTGGCAACGATCGCTGACCAGGGAGTGTGATCCACAATCTCACCGGTACTCAGCCGGTGGGCGGTGATTGGTAGGGCGTGGCAACGTCAACCCTACTTATCCCATCCATCGTCTGAGTGCCTGGTGTGTGCCATGGATCAAAGGGATTCGTGCACAACACAAGGGGAGAGAACAATGACTGACTACGCCGCCAAGGTCGCTGCCGGGATCAAGTTCCTCGACAGCAAGGTGTCGTCCGGCCTGGTCTCCGCCAACTGGCGGGACAAGGTCAAGCTGGACACCCTCGACCTCGGCTCGTGCGACGTCTGCGTGCTCGGCCAGCTGTTCGGGTCCTACTCGGACGGCCAGTACGAGCTCGACCTGGACACGTACGACAGCAAGTCGTACGGGTTCAACACCGACTACTCCTTCGCGGAGCTGACGCAGGCGTGGAAGGACGCGCTGGGCAAGAACAGCGTCCTGGTCGAGAAGGGTGACATCTACAAGGACCGGTACGGCTACTCCGTCAAGGTCCTGAGCACCACGCTCGTCACCCTCGACAACGAGACCATCACCACGTACATCGTCCAGACGGGCGAGATCAAGGGTGGTGCGTTCAAGGCGTACGACGAGAAGTCCGTCTCGATCCTCCGCAAGAAGGACTTCGAGACGACCTTCACCACGAAGGTGGAGAAGTTCGTGCCCAAGAAGGGCATGTTCGTCACCACCGCGTCCGGGAAGAACTACTACATGATCTCGGACGACGAGCTGCGCGAGCTGAAGGACGGCGCGTACTCGCAGTGGCTGATCGACCTGACCACGACGGAGCGCAACTCCATGCGTGAGATGGTGACCGGCGTCGGCAAGAAGTTCTCGGAGACGATCGTCAAGTAGGCGATCACATCGCGGTGAGTCGCGAGGGTTGTGCAGGGGCTCCGGTCCCTGCGCTTCCTGCATGACTCACAACGAGCATGCAACACCCAAGGGGAGAGAACAATGGCGCTCAAGGCTCTCGACAAGTCGTACGAGAACTTCAACGTCGGTGACATCGTCGTCAAGAACGGCTACGGTGCCCCCTACGGCGTCAAGATCGTCAAGAAGGTCTTCCTCGACACGACCGGCGAGTACCACTTCATCGTGACCGAGGGCGACGTGTCGGGCAACAAGTGGGTGGACGCCAAGTCCGGCTCCAACCACCTGCTGTCCATCCTGACCGTCAAGCAGCTCCGTGCGTACGACTCCAAGTGGACGCCGGGGCAGACCTTCAAGGCGGGCGACATCCTGAAGGACCAGGACGGCACGCTCTACCTGTTCTCGTCGGAGACCAACGTGTGGAACCTGTCCAAGGGCACCCGCACGACTCAGGCGAAGTGGGAGGCGTCCGGCACGTCCTACGGCGGTCGCGTCTTCAAGCGGCAGACCACGGCTTCCGGCGACCCGTTCCACACGGTCGTCGAGCTGAAGGACACGTGGTCCAGCCGCTGGTAATCACTCCACCGTGCAGTGATGGTTGCGCTCACCTTCGGGTGAGCGTTTCCACCCCTTCGCACGGAGGGGAGACACAAGGGAGAGAGTCAATGGCCACCATCGAGCACAAGGGTTCCTACACCAACGGTTCCGTCGTCGTCTACACCGGCTACGGCACCAACTACGGGTACTCCCTCGTGAAGGAGGTCTACATCGAGGCGATCGGCGAGTACCGCTGGATCGCCGAGCCGGTGAAGATCGTCAACAACGAGGCCGTCAAGTACACCAACGGCAGCCTGGAGCTGCTGTCGGGCAAGTACATCAACGACGAGTACAAGTCCCTGTGGAAGAAGGACCCGGTGCACAAGAAGGGTGACATCCTGCTCGGCAAGGACAACATGGTGTTCGTGTACATCTCGGACAGCCACGTCGAGCGGCTGACGCCCCGCAAGGACATGCCCAGCCTGGGCACCAACGACAGGCAGGGCTACTCCAGCCTGAACGACTACGAGACGAACTTCGGCCCGCTGACCAAGGCGGTTCCGGCTCACCCGTACACGTCGTCGTTCTGATTCTCACTCCGACGAGTGGAGTCGTTCACGGCCCCCCCAGGGCCGTGGGCGGCTCGATCTGCCGGAAACCCGGATTAGATCCAGTTCTCCCAGTGGTTGACCACTTCCGGGGCGTCCGCTAGGGCGTCCGCCCGGAGTCACTAGGTGATCCATAGGGGAAACAATCCAGGCTGGGGAGTTCATTCCCCGCCTCAGTGTGACGCTAGTCACGGAACAAGGGAGAGAGACCATGTGCGAGATGAACGCCACCTGCCCCGTGCACGCCCGTAACGACGTCAAGGACGCGGTCGAGGACAACACCCCGGCCCGTGCCGTGACGTACCTCGGCGAGTACGTGGTGGCGACGCTGGACAACCCCGAGTATCAGTCGCCCATGGCGGCCCTCTCGGCGCTGTTCGGCGGCAAGGCCCCGAACATGTTCATGCACCTCGTCGTCAAGGTCGGTGAGACCGGCTGCCTCGGTGACGTGCTGGACGCCCAGGGCCTCAAGGACAAGACCGTCTTCCGGGACACGTTCCTGGACCCGTCCGACGACCGGCTGACGCCGTTCATGGACGACCTCCAGGCGGGCGTGAGCGACAAGTTCAACGCCACCCTGACGACGATCCTGCACGAGTCCCACGACCTGGTCGTGGACTCCGTCCGCAACAAGGTCATCGGCTGACCTGAGCAGTGATGGTGCGGCACGTCTCCTGACGTGCCGTTGCCACCCCAGTTCAGGGGAACCCATGCAAGGGAGAGAGATATGGCAGTAATCGACACGGAGAAGGTGGTCACTGTCTCTCAGCTCGTGGAAGAGTTGGGTGTCAGCATCCCCACCGCTCGTGGCCTGGTCGAGGGTCTGGGCGTCATCGCGACGATCAACCGGACTTCGTTCTACGACCGGGAGGAGGTCAAGGCCGTTCTGCGTCAGCGGAACGACAAGCTCCTCGACTTCCTGGGTGTGCTGTCCCCCGAGGACAGCTACGACGGCAACGTCATCGCGTCCATGGAAGCGTCGCTCAACGAGCTGTAGGGACATCACATGACGAACCTTTCTCTGTTCGTGCAGGATCCGGATGGTGAGCACAAGGAGATCGACCTTGGTGCCGTCTGGATCCACGGTGACGTGATCGACGAGGACTCCATGGTGGGTCTTCTCGTTCACGAGATCGCTGTCTGGGCGCTGGAGAACGGCAACCGATTCGACGACATCACGCCGATGACGGTTGACGACGATGACGGCCAGGAGCTGGAGATCCACCAGGAGTCGGGCAACCCTCACCTGTGGATCCGTGAGGTGGTCCAGCTGTACATGTGGCTGGACTGCGACAAGCACTGGGCTCCCGACGAGGCGATCCTCGCCTACGTCGACAACCAGGGCTGGAAGTGGACGGACTTCGACTCCGATCTCCAGTCGGCAGAGGACGAGTACCACCAGGAGTTCGATGGTGACTACGAGGACTACGCCAAGGAGTGGATGAGCGAGGTGGGTGAGTCGCTGGACGACCACCTGGAGCGCCACTTCGACTACGCCGACTACGGCGAGGAGCTGGTCGACGGCTACTCCCGTGTGTCGTGGGGCTCGCGAGAGTTCCTGTTCTCCGAGTGAGTAGGGTTGTGCTGGGTCGCAAGCCCCAGCACTTCCTGGCCCAACTCGGGGTCAATGAGGGGAGAGATCACATGAAGCGCATCAAGAGGATCGCCGCCGCAACCGCGATGGTGGTCACTCTGGGTTTCGGTGCGACCGCGTGTTTCGAGGATGACGCCACGGTGGCATCCGAGAACGTCTCCAAGGCGGCCGACAACTTCGAGGTCCAGCGTCGGATCGTCGTGTTCAACGGCATCACGGACAAGTACCTCATGGTGGTCGTGGGTGCCTGCTCCATCACGGACGAGGGCAACCAGCTGGAGATCATCTGCAAGACCGGCAAGGACGAGTACGTCAAGGAGTTCGCCGGTCTGTCGGACAACGTGTCGTACTTCATCGAGCAGGGCAAGCCGGTCAAGGCGAGTGCGTACCACCACCGCGTGACGTTCAAGCCGCAGTCCATCCTGCCCGACGTCGACTTCCGGGGTAGCTCGGAAGACCTGCCCACATCGCAGTGATCTGATCGTGTCCCGGCCTCCGGGCCGGGCACGGTGAAGGATGCACAGGGTCCCGAAAAATAAGTAGGGCCTACCTAAGATGGTCTTGTCAACCGGAGGTAGTTTGTTCGCTCTGTGCATCCCTCTCCGTGACACACACGGAAGTAAGGGGAGAGATGATGACCGTTCACATCGACCTCGCCAAGGCTCAGTCTCTGGTGTCGGAGTGCATCGCCGAGCGCGGCGAGGACTACGTCTACGAGAAGGAGGGGTCCACCTGCAAGTACGTGCACAACGTCGGTCAGGTGATGGGCGAGAACGAGTACGACTACGAGGACGACTTCACGGACGCCACTCCCGGCTGTCTCGTGGGGCTGGCCCTGTCCAAGGTCGGCGTGCCGCTGGAGTTCATGGGCGGCAGCCGCAACATGGACGGGTCCATGGACCTGATGAAGGCCGTGGCCGATGCTGGCTACATCACCTTCACCGATCAGGCCGACGCGTTCCTCGCCAACTGCCAGTCCAGCCAGGACGGCGGAGCCCCGTGGGGCACCGTCCTGGAGCCTGCCTCCAAGGGCAAGCAGCTCGACCGGCACTACGACTACTCGCAGTACGAGAACGGTGAGCCCAAGTTCATCGGCTTCCGAGAGGTCGAGGGCTCCCCGGTGGAGTAGAGTGTGAACTGTGCAACAAGGGACCACGACTTCGGTCGTGGGCCTTTGAGCTGGCCGGGGTGGGGTGCCTCTCTCCCCCTCATCCTGGCGAGCCCATGGGTCCACGAAAGGAGGGATATGACAACCCACTTCGTAGTGTCCACTTCGGGCACTCTCGACCCCGAGACGCCCGTCGAGGGCGTCTTCAACAGCCTGGGCGAGGCAGTTCAGTCTGCCTCGGATGCGCTGACGAACGCACGTGTCACACGTGTCGCTCCGAAGTACGTCTACCAGGTTGACATCACCCCGCAGATGGTTGTCCGTCAGGACATCTCTGTTGTCACGGAGGCAGTGAATGCTGAAGTGTAAGTGCGGCTCCAGCTACCGTAGTCCTGGTGACTACAAGCTGGCCATCGCCATGGGCTGGGATGTCGAATACACTCATGCTCTGCTGGATCTGTGGGAGGACTGTCTCGATACGGTCCTGGACGACCGTCGCCAGACGGACGACATCCTCAAGGATCTGAAGGAGGAGTATGAGAATGCTCGGAAGAACGTGGCGTAACTGCCCGTACGGCAAGCGTTGCTCCTGCAACCCTCCCAAGAAGCGCGAGGCTGCCAAGAAGTGGGCCAAGCGCAGGGAGCAAAGGGCATTCAGGAGGGAGGCTCGTGGCTATACCGAGCAGGCAAGCCCAGATCAAGCGGATAGCTGAGTTCCTTGAGGACTCAGCCAACGCTGAGCGTACGGTGGAAGAGGTCGCAACCCGCATAGTCGACGGACTCTACGATCTGTGGAGCGTCGACGTGTGGGAAGCGGGTCAACCACCGAAGGTGGGCATGGCATTCAAGACGCCCGCCGTTACGTCCAAGGTCTATCACGTCGCCTGGATCGGACCGGAGTTCGAGGGTGGGCCAGACATCGCATGGGTTATCGATGCGGGTGCTGACTACGGCACGTTCGTGCCATACGACAGTAGGTTCTGGCGCATCCTCACTCCGTCCACCGCCAAGGCGGGCGGGGCAGGCAAGAACAAGGACGGATGGAAGAAGGGCGACAAGGTCTCTCTACTCCAGCGGCGACGTCACTACGTCGTCGAGGAGGTGGGCGACAAGTGCGTCCTCCTCCGTGATGTCCAGTCCGGTACCCTTCAGGCCGACAGTAATGCCAACCTGAAGAAGTACTACAACAAGGAGAGATGAGTCATGGTCTTCGCCCTGACCAAGGGCCTCAAGCTGAGGCCCAACAAGGGTTCCACGTGGGAGACCTCGACTCGGCAGGTGGAGCTGATCTCCAGCTCCACTGTCGATCGCGAGGTGTACTGGTGGGTCAAGAGGCTGGACAAGTCGGGCGCGACCGTGTTCGACACCTTCCTCGGCGCTCACCTGCTCACGTGGGACAAGGCCGACGAGTTCTACAAGCTCGGCAAGAAGTACCGGTTCAAGAACGGCAACACCAGGGACATCTACGAGATCATCGAGCTGCACCTGGTGGACCGTCCGATCTCTGCCGACCACCGCGAGGCGGCTCTGGCCAAGTGCCACGACCACTACAGCGGCAAGGTGTACCTGACCGTGCTCAACAAGTCGGACTTCGACTACATGCAGGAAGTCTGATGGCCTGGCAGTGGGTGGTGTGGGCGCTAGGTCTCTTCGGCCTAGCGTTCTACGCGCAGTACCACAAGGTCCTCGCTGAGGACCTGGCGGCTGCGCTCCTGGAAGCCCACGCGTGGGTGGATGAGATCATCGAGGCACTGGAGAACCCGGATGAATCGGAAGCTAACAAATCCCTTGATCGCCTCGTTGCTCAGCGCGTCAACGATGAGCGGTCTGTGGGTGATCAGCACTAGCCTGTTTGGCGCTGATCCCAAGTCCAGTGCCGTCATCGCCATCTTCAGCAGCGTGATCCTGTCATGCCTGCTGATGTCGGAAGGAGAGAACCTTGACCGGCTCGCCCAGGAAGAGGTGGAGTGGCCTGAAGATCACCCCCGAGGACCTGAAGATGATCCTCGGTGGAATGCTTGACGGGCTCACTCTCGGTCTCGTGTTCGCCGGGGGAGCGCTGGTCGGGTTCGTCCTGTCGCTCCCCTTCTGGTACTGAACATGCAAAATGGGGGCCACCGTAGTGGCCCCCGTCTTGTGTGCTCAGCCCTCGTACTGCGCTCCCTGGCTCGCACGCCAGGCTGCGTTGGAACGGACTGTGCGCCTGTCTGCCGGGCTCGGCTGCTCTGCCGGGTCCTTGCGACCGAGGGCCTTCTGAACGGCCCCGTACGCCCGCTGTACGCGCTTCTTGCCAGCCTCATGACTGATCTCGAAGTGGTCCGCCACGTTCTCCGTGGTGTAGTTCATGACATGGACCAGGTACAGCAGCTCCTTCGTCTCGTTCGGCAGCCGCTTGACGGCTGCCTTGATGTCCACCAGCTCGGCAACACGATCGCCGGTCTGGTTGGCCTGCGCCTTGGCGCTGGGCTGGCCATCACCCTTGAGGCCGAAGGTCTGCCAGTCGGTGTACTCGAAGATGTCCGGCAGCAGGGACTTGATCTTCGGAATGGAGTAGCGGTAGAGGTCGGCTGTGTCGTATCCTTCTACTGCTGCCTTCTCCCTGGCGCAGTGGTCAAAGGCCACCTTGCGCATGGTGGATGCGATCTTGGACTCCCAGTCCTGGGGGTCGTCCTCCACCGTTTGCAGTACGCTGGCTCGCTTCTCGTAAAGCCAGAGCCAGAGCGCCTGCTCCGTGTCTTCCTGCGTCACCGAAGGGGGGAACTGACCCGACACGGAGCGGGCCACATTCTTCACCATCGGCATGAACTTGGCCGGATCGAGTGCCATTATGTTACTCTCCAGTACGCTAAGAAATTTTCCTGGGTCAGTACTTCACGCCGTTGACGTAGAACCCACGATCCACCATCGTGATGAGTTCCGGATACACGCGCTTCCCGTCGTCGCGCAGCAGCGCGAACGACATGACCCAGTTCACAGCTCCGTCCTTCACGTAGGTGGCACGGACGGGATCCATGATCGAGCCTACGTTCATGGTGAAGCGAGGCGTGACCTTGCCCTCAAACCCGTAGGCACGAGTGAGGAGGTAAGGCTGGTGGGTGTGGCCGAAGATGACGTTCTTGTCGGACCCATACCGCTTGACAAACTTGGTGTCCCAAGCCTGTGGAGTGCTGGCATAGCCACTGGACTCGTGACCGTGCACCGCATATGTGTTGGTTGCAACACGTACCGGACCCTGCACGTACGAAACACCTACCTCGGGCAGCTCAAAGAGACTGTCCGTTGTGAGTGCATCCAGAGTCCTGAGCGGTGCAGCGTACTTCTGTACAAAGTCACGCAGTCGGAGGTCGTGATTGCCCTCCAGCCACGTGATCTTAGCCTGCGGTGCGGCAGCACGCAGGTCCCGTAGAACTCCCTTGAAGCCATCGATGTGCTTCTGTAGGGTGGGGGCGTACTCGCCCGCAGTCCCCTTGGTCCAACGTGAGACCTGGGGGAAGTCGATAGCGTCGCCGATCTGGAAGATGGCGTCGGGCTGGAGGTCTTCGATCACCTTGACGATCTTGGACAGGACCAGCGCATCGTGGTAAGGGTACTGGATGTCCGGCAGGATCACCGTGGTCTTGGTTGCCATGTACCCGCAGTCTACACCAAGGAGAGAACCGTGAAGCAGACGCTTCCCGTGCGCAGAGTGAACAGGTGTGAAGTTGCCTGCTCTCACTGCGGCACCGTGATCCCGAAGGGGGCGTGCGTCAGCACCCTCTTCAACTACTACGCATGCAAGAACCGTGTGTGCGAAGAGGCCATCACCACTCGGTACCATGCCGCGAAGGTGAGCGCCAAGGCGCATCGGGTCTACGCATGACCATGAAGCGGACGCCGCCTTACAAGCAGGGCATGTTCAAGATCCCTGCGCAGCGCAACCCCTTCCTGATCCCGGACACCACGTCCGAGGACAGGTGGGAGGAGCGAGCAAACTGCAAGGGCAAGGCGTTCGAGCTGTTCGAGTACCAAGAGAAGGACTCCCCTCTGACGGAGGGGATGAACTTCAAGGAGCGGATCGAGTTCAACAAGGTCAACTTCGAGCTGGCCGGTGAGATCTGCATTGAGTGCCCCGTCTTCTTCGAGTGCGAGAAGAACGCATCCCCACAGGAGAGGTACTGGACGGTTCGCGGAGGCGAACCGCCTGGCCGCTTCGATGAGGAGAGCAAGAGGTACGACAACGTCGGGCGTCCGCCCGGCGCGAAGAACAAGCAGCCCCGTGCTGTGGCCTCTCCCTCCGACCGTGTGTGCCAGCGTGGGCACGTGGTCAAGGGCGGCGGCAGGTGCAAGGACTGCAAGCGGGCCAACAACACCGCACGTCAGCGGCGTGTCCGCAGGGAAGCCCGCGAGCGGGCTGGCGTCCAGGATCAGGATGCTGTAACCTAGAGCTTGTCGCTCAGGGGACGCCCGCGAGAGACTGCATCCATGCTGATCACATGGGTGAGGGTGGTGGTGTAGTGGAAGCACAGCGCCGGGAAGGCGCTGGCCCTGGTTCGAACCCAGGTCACCCGCGCAGAGTTACGGTGAAGACGGAGGCTAACTACCCGAGTCGCCGGTCACCCCGGTCCACTCCACCAGGTGGATTACCCGTAGCTACCACGGCTTGACTGCCGGTAGTGTTACCAGGCGCGACGGGTTTGAGGCCCCGCCTGGGACTGTTGGTCATCAACTCCCTCCCCTTATGGAGTCCTCATGGAACTAGAGCACATGTCATACAGTGCTCTGTCTCGCTATGAGGAATGCCCACGTAGCTTCTACCTCGGTCGGGTCAAGTCGGCCGAGGAGAAGCAAACGTGGTTCTTCCCACTCGGGACCGCAGTACACCAGTGTGTGGAGGACTACCTCCAGACTGGTGATGTGCCCTCGTTCGAGGAGCGCTTCTATCCCCTCATCGAAGCACAGATGAAGGTCGACCCTGTCGACGTGAACTGGCTTGCCGGTGGACCCCCTGACGACCCGATCATCCGGGACAAGGCGGTCGAGCTGGGGAAGCGTTGCGTAGACAACGCCATTAAGTTCCTCGATGACATCGAGGTTTGGCACGTGGAGTACGACGCCACGGGCATGATCGCTGGCTGTGAAGTCCCGGTCAAGGCGTTCATCGACATCGTCGGTGAGCACAAGAAGCATGGTCCAGTGATCGTGGACTGGAAGTCCGGAAAGCAGAAGCCGAAGAACAACCTACAGCTTGAGACCTACGCGGTCCTGCTGAACACTTCGACTCCCCTCTCCGGTAACGACCACCCGTTCACCGATCACGGTTCGATCAAGTTCGACATCGGACTGTGGGCCATGGTCAATCCAGATGCACCCAATGCTCGCCCCGTCAAGGGCTTGACAAAGGTGGACGCGAGCGCTCTTGGCGCTCGCTATCAGGCAGCATTCGAGCGGATCAAGGAGCGGAAGTGGCAGGCCAATGCTGGCTTTCATTGTCGCTTCTGCGTCCAGGCTCCCAACTGCCTGATCGAGGCTGGCCCCACCAGGAGGGCCAGGTTCTACGACCGATCCGATGAGGAAGGTTTCCCCTTCTAGTGGACATCACCTACCGGATTCCGTCGAAGAAGGTCCCGTACGGCTACATCGAGTTCACGTGGGAGCGTGACGGAAGTTACGGTCTCCCGTCTCCCGATGAACTGGCGTCCGAGTATGCGGATTACATCCGTGAGTACCAGTCGGCAGAGGTTGCAGCCTTCGAGACTGCACCCATCAAGCCGAAGCCGCAGGCCAAGCCGAATACCTCCGTCGAGGAGGCAGCGAAGATGCTCAGTGATGGGCTCGGAGGTGCCGAAGAGATCGACGAGGACGCGCCGGTCAAGCCGTGGGACAAGACGTCCGACGAAACCGAATCAACTACCGAGAAGCCCTGGGATCTTGACGATTCCGACTGGGACATGTGAAACAAGGAGACAACTTGAGCGACGTCGATGACATCCTCGGTGGCAGCAAGACCCCGCCTGGCCTGAAGTTCGGGTCGGTCGGCACCAAGCACGTGCTCGTGATCACCGAGCCTCCGAAGTCGGTGGCGGTGCGTGAGTTCGTGAACGGCGTTCCGAAGGAGCGCCTGTACTTCCAGTCGCAGAAGAAGGTTCGGGAGTCCGAGCTGAACCTGAACCTGCCGTACGACCCCATCCCCGCCATCCTCGTGGTCGGCAAGACCAAGGACGGAGACGACGTCTCCGTTCGCCTGGAGGGCGAGAAGCTGAAGGCGACTCGCAAGGCCGTCCGTGAGGGCGGCAAGCTGATCGAGGGTGCCATGTTCGCCATCGAGTACACGGCGGACGACCCCGACAGCAAGGGTCCCTTCCCGAAGAAGCTCTACACCGTTCAGATCAAGAACAAGTAGGTCACATGAAGACGCTGTTCCGCAGCGTCCGACGTGGGCTCTCGGCTGGGGAGCCGCTTCCGGCTCCCTGGCCGATCTTCGATCAGAAGAAGATCACGTTCCGACGCTCGTCCATTCAGATGATCGCCGGTCCTCCGGGCTCCATGAAGACTGTCATGATGCTCAACATCGTAGACAAGATGGGCCCGGTCGTCCCTACTCTGTACCACTCGTCCGACTCGGACGACTTCACCATGGCAACCCGCGTCCTCTCGATGAAGACCGGACTCACCACGGAGGAGTCGGAAGAGATCATCATGGCGGGTGAGCACACTCAGTCCGATGCGCTGCGTTCGTTCGGCCACGTCAAGTGGTCGTTCCATGCGGCACCTACGCTGGAGCACATGTGGCGTGAGGCTGAGGCATTCCGTGAGGTGCACGGGGAGTATCCGCACCACACGATCATCGACATCCTGATGGATGTCGACTACGAGGGAGCCGGTGAGCAGAATTACTGGGCTCTGATGGCCGAGCTGAAGGTGATGGCTCGTGATCAGCAGACCTCCCTCACCATCGTTCACCACACATCGGAGGCGGCAAAGGGTGGAACCCCACCTCCTCGCTCAGCAATCATGGGTAAGGCGAACCAGCTCCCCACGACCATCCTCACGCTATGGGGCGATGCCCACAACGAGTCCATCGACGTCGCTGTGGTCAAGAACCGCTTCGGGCCGCAGGATGCCATGGCCAAGAAGTTCTTCAGGATGAAGGCACAGCCTGCGCTGTGCCACATCGAGGAGGACGAGGTCGGGGAGATGCTGTTCCGTGATGGCGTCTCGGTGTCCGACGACGAGAAGGTGGATCTCTTTGCCGAGTCAGGCTCGTAAGCACCGTGGGTATGCAACGCAGCGCATCGCCGCTGATTACGTTCGGGATGTATTCCCGTACGTGGAACCTACGGGGGCAGGCCGTCAAGGTCGTGACCTTCTCAGTACGCCAGGTGTCTGGTTCGAGTGCAAGGCGAGGCGGGGATTCTCCCCGCTCGCCGCTCTCAAGCAGGCCAAGGCCGATGCTGGATCTGACCTTCCGGTCGGAATCCTCCGGATGGACGGTCAGGGCGAGAAGTCCGTATCCGAGTGGGTAGCTGTGCTCAGGTTCGAGGACCTGAAGCAGCTCCTCAAGGAGGCTGGCTATGGTCCGGAGGAAGCAAGAGGATAGGGAATGGCCGGTCTTCCCGATCGGTCCAATCCTCGTCGAGTACGGTGGCGAGGAGGTTCGTGACGATCATGGGTGGTACGCCTACAAGTGCCCGTTCCACGGGGACAGATCGGCTTCTGCCTCCGTCAACACGATCCTCAATGTGTTCGTGTGTCACACCTGTGACATGAAGGGCAACGCCACCCAGCTCATCATGAAGAAGGAGAACTGCTCCTATGGCGACGCTCTCCGTCGTGCAGAGGAAGTTGCTGGCAAGGGCGCAGGAGACGTACGCGTCACATCTGACGGAAGCCGAAGAGTATCTGGCGGGTCGAGGAATCGATCTGGCAGCCGCGCGCTCCGCAGGACTTGGCGTAGTTCGTGAACCGCTCCCTGGCCAGGAACGTCTGGTAGGTCGACTGGCCATCCCGTACATGACGGGCGCTGGCTGTGTCAACATGAACTTCCGGTGCATCGCTCCGCACAAGTGCAAGGACGTGGGGCACGGGAAGTACCAGCACTGGCAGGGTCTCTCATCCAATCTGTACAACGTCCAGGCGCTGGACAGTGCGGGCACTGCTATTGCTGTAGCTGAGGGAGAGCTGGATGCCCTCAGCTCCACTCTGGCCGGGATCCCCTGCGTGGGGGTTCCCGGAGCCACCAAGTGGGAAGATCACTGGAACCTGGTTTTCGAAGATTTCACACGGGTGTATGTCTGGCAGGAGGGCGACGAGGCTGGCAAGAAGTTCGCCGACCGAGTCGTCCAGGAGGTCAACGCCATCAGGGTTGAACTTCCGTCCGGCGAAGATGTAAACTCGATCTGGGCGGCGTCCGGAGCGGACGCCCTACGAGCAAGGATCCGGCGATGAGCACGATGTACCTCATCCTCAACGAGACCACGTTCATCGGCACCGACCAGGTGACGACCGAGCCGGTCGAGCTGTACGACAACCTTCAGGGCGCGATGGACTGGATCCACGACCTCGCCCTGGACAACGACGTGCACGTCGAGGACGATGCCAACAGCGTCTACATCCCGCCTTCCGAGGGGATCGAGACGGACGAGTACTACATCATCGAGATGGAGGTCAAGTCCTGATGGGTAAGCATCGGGGAGGGTCGGCCAAGGAGCCGACCACCGACCAGGGGAAGCCGTTCGACCAGATGACCGGGGCGGAGAAGGCGGCAGAGTTCGACGCCTCTCACTCCAACCCGTCCGGTTACGCGGCTCGCAACTTCTCCGACGAGAACCAGGGGAAGAACGGAAGGAAGCCGAAGCATGGCTGACAACAACTGCCAGCGCCCGCCGCACTTCCCGCCGCACTGCGGGTGCCCGGCCGGATGAGTCGCAAGGACTCCTTCGGCGTTGAGGTCGAAGTGGGAGACATCGTTCTCTCCTGCCCGAAGCACAAGTGGTCGGGTCGACCCGAGGTCGGGCGCGTGTCCGGAGTCTTCGACTCCGGGCGCGTGACCATTCAGCTCCCGCAGAAGGTGCCCGTGTACGCCTACCAGGAGGGCGCTCCGGACGTCGAGAAGGAATCGCACCGCTGGGTTCCGGACATGGACGCAGAGCCCGACAGGTGGGGCCGCAGGCCCTACAAGCAGGAGCCCTACAAGTACATGGCGAAGGACTACACGGTTCTTCGCAACGAGTGGAAGTGGATCCGTAAGCAGGCAGCGGACATCACGCTCATCGTCCTCCGCAAGGGGGGCGAGCAGGCCAAGAACCTCGAAGAGATCCTGGCTGAGCGTGTCGGCTTCAACGAGCTGACCAGGAACCTCAACCTGGACTACGATGCCGAGCGACCGGCCCTTCCGTAAGATGACCGATGTCTGGGCTGACGAGGCCAAGTGCACGCGACGTCAAGTTGGTGCCGTTCTCGTCAGCCCGGACGGTCACACGATCTCGACAGGATACAATGGCACACCGAGCGGCAGGCCCAATTGCACGGAGGGTGGATGTCCTCGGGGGAAGCTGGCCTATGACGAAGTCCCAGCAGGAACCGACTACAACGCCGTCCCCTGCACCGGCGTCCACGCCGAAGCTAACGCCCTTCTCCGAGCAGGGGCCCGAAGTGTGGGTGCTGTCATCTACATCAACCACGAGCCCTGCCAGCAGTGCAGGAACCTCATCCTCTCAGCCGGTGTCGTCCGTGTCGTTTATCGAGACGGCCCTGGAGGAGCTTGGCGCAGTCTTGAAGCGGAAGAACTCTGACTACAAGGTCACGTCGTCTGAGTTCTCGAACTTCCACTACGCCGCAGATGTCGCGGGTATCAGTACCCGCGATGCGATGCTGACTCAAATCGGCATCAAGCTGGGCAGGCTCAAGGGCCTGACCCAGTCCGGGAAGAATCCCGAGTGGGAGTCCATCGAGGATACCGCCAAGGACCTTGCCGGGTACGCAGTGATTCTGTACGCCTACTACCTGGAGATGAACTCGTGAGTCACGAGCGCGGAGAAGACCAGGACAGCACGGAGGAGAAGGTGGAGCACGACGCTCCGCATCCTTCCTCCATCGAGGAGGACGAGTGACCGACATGCCGATCCTCAAGCCGCCGTTCCCTCCGAAGCCGGAGGGTCCCGATGGCGAGTGACCCGGACAACCCGACGATCACGATGGAGCTGACCTTCGATGAGGAGGTTGTCACTGTCGAGCTGGAGTTCCACTTCAGTGACAACGCCGAGAAGTTCTTCGACATCCAGACGTTCGTGACGACTGCCGCTGCGACGCTGTTGGGATGAGAATGGTCCGTCATCTGTGCACGATATGCAAGGTGGATCGCCGCAACACAGACGGACGCGATGGCCACAAGATGTCGTGTCCTGTCTCCAAGTATGGCGTCACGCCGATGTGGCGTCTCGTCATAGTGAAGGACAACAGGTGAAGATCGTCAACGCCCGAGTCATGGAGTGTGGCCAGCCCCGGCTGGCCTACTACATGGGTACGTACACGGACGGATCGAAGCACTACGTGGAGATCCGTTACCACCAGAGGCAGACGCGTAAGTGGATGCCCGCAAGCAAGGTGACCATCGATCCCGGAGTCAAGCTCCGGTACTGCGAGAAGGTGAGTGAGCTTCGTGGGTAAGAAGTACGACGCCTATCAGAAGGCCGTGCAGGCGGAGAACCAGGCCAAGGCCCGGCTGTCCGACGTGTACGGTGGAAGCACCGAGAAGGCCATGACCGAGGCCGTGAACAACGCGCGGCAGGCCGAGGCCACCAGCAACCAGCTGTTCAACGAGTTCATCCAGGACCCGGAGGGTTAAGCATGCAGAAGGACACGATCCGAATTCTCGCAAGCCAGGCGCTCACGCACGTGGTGCGTGACCAGGGCAAGGAGAACGTGGATCGCCTCGCTCTGTCCGAGTACCTGGGCTCCGAGCTTCCCGGCCTGGAGTCCGACGCGGCAGACCAGATCCTCGACATGGCAGACAAGCTCCTGCCTCACGTCGAGGTGCACGTGGACGTAGCGTTCTGGCGACTGGAGGAGCAGGAGCACATGGACCTGCACAACGCTCAGCCGAAGGAGCCGGGCGCAGTCTGGTAGAACGCAAAGAAGGGGCCCCCGCACGGGGGCCCCTCTCTGTCTTACTTGTGGAAGCCTGCGTTGTCCGGGTCACCCACGAACTTGCCTAGCCAACCACGTACCACCTCTGCCGCTGCGGCAGCTCCAGCGATAACAGCATCCTTGGCGGTGCTGAGATCAGTGAAGCTGAGCACGGAGAGGAACGCGAACGCGAACGTCGCGACCACACGTAGTGCGAGATCCTTGAGGTAAGGAGTCACTTCTTCTTCCTCCTGGGAGCCGCCTTCTTGGCGGCCTTCTTGGTGCTGTGCTTGTCGAACTTCTTCGCCACTTCGGGCTTAGCTGCGTGAAGATACTTCCGCTGCTTCTCACTCTTGTACGGCATTACGCTCCATACGGGAAGATGCGCTCGATCTGCTCGGCCGTATCGTCATCGATGATGGCCGTAGGTCGTAGCCCGAAGAGGACCTGGAGTCCCCGGATGTGAGACTTCGTCTCATCGTCCAGCTCGCCAGTCTCTCGTAGGCCGAGGACACGCTGCACGTAAGTGACGGCGTCCCTCTCCTCTTCAGTTGTCACAGCGTAGATGCGTCGCGTGTACCAGGGAGGCTTCATACTCCCACCTTACTCGCAATGCGGTCGACTACGCCGCGTACTCCCTTGACCTCCTCGTGCACCAGCTCCACCTCAGCGCGCTGGGTGACGAGACTTTCAAGGATTTCGACCCTTGCTCCAAGGTCGGCCACCTGCCTGTCCTTGTCTGCGACCTGCGTGCGAAGCTCAGCCACAGCGATCTGTAGCAGCTCCACAGTGTCGATCGAGATTTGGGCAGCCTGACTGTGACCGAACCTCTTACCCCCCACAAAGCCACCGGCTACACCGGCAGCACCTGTGAGAATGGCGATGATGGCATCCATCTCAAGCGCCATGCTCTCTCCCTATTAAGTGGACTCAGCGACGGTCCTTAGCTGAACCGTCAGGTATCCTCCCAGTGCCCCCCTATTGGGTCCAGGCGGTGCAGTCTGCCTGAACTCCCAGTCGTCGATGACGACAAGCGTACTCAGATCCTCCTGTAGCTCCTGGAACAGGATGACGTCGCCTGCTCGGGCGACGGCCTTGAAGTCCTCGAACCTGTCGCGAGCGTACCCGTCATACCCGATGCGCTGACCGGTGCGGTCAGTCTCCTCATCGAACAGCTCGAAGACCTGCGTGATGACACGCTGCCTGATGGAGCCAGGCAGAGCCTTCATCTGCCACCCGTTCAGCACTCCACCGAATGCTGGGTTGCTTCCCTGGAACAGGGTGAACTTCAGCCTGATCCAGTTCTGTGGTCCGGCAGGGTTGCTGATCGCCACGTCCTTTACTCCGGATGCGATGTTCGGAGAGTAGGTGATGTAGTCGATCTCGCCTCCACCCTCGGTGAGGATGGTGGCTGCCACGTTGCCCTGAAGTGGAGATGGCGTGCGAATGGAGAAGAACTTGTAGAGCTTGGGCTCCTCGGTGTTGTACCTGATTCGTCCAGTCTCAAGGTAGCCAGACGGCACCAGCGTGGTGTTGAACTCCTTCACGTGCCCGAAGCCGGACAGAGAGAAGACCTTGCGGTCGCTCTTGCCGAACATCGTGACAGACCTGATGGGGCTCTCGTCTCCACCGTAGTAGATGTCACGGCTGTACGCGTACCTGATGGCACGCGTAGTCTGCTCCTGCACTGCGTTACCCAGGTCAACCCTGTATAGTCCGGAGTTGCCATCGTGGGCATTCGTGGATCCGACGTAGAAGAACCTGTCGTGTCCTACGATCCCCTCACACCCACCAGTCGGCTCGAACAGGAGCGGTCCATACGAGATGTCACCGTTCTGGTCGATGTCTCCGACTCGGAAGCCCTTGTTGGTAGCGATGCCAATGAAGCTGCCGACGTACTGGTAGATGGTGTTGATGACCTCACCGGCTGGCATGGTGGCAGTCACGCCCGCCCAGGTCAGCACTGGAACTCCAGAGCTGTCGAGGGTTGGAGTGAACTTGTGGATCTCGCTCTGAGTGCCGCTGTCTCCAGCGGCATAGATGGCGGTAGGTCCGTCAGTGAATGACTGCCAGTTCCATGCGTCGTCCTGGTGGGTGTACACCGCAGTCGGCAGGGCTGCGGAGGACGCAGTCGTGACGAGCTGATACACCTTGTTGTCGTGTCCGAGGATCAGGCGTCCCTTCAGGAACTCGATCTCGGCAGACGAGTTGTACGTGCCGGTGTACATGACGCTGGTCGCACCAGCGTCAGTGCCAGTCTTGATGCCGTTGGACACGGCGATGAAGTAGCGCTTACCGGAGGACGTGATGTCCCTGATGGTGTCCAGCGTTGCACCGATGATGGCCGTAGTTCCCGAGTCGGTCACCTTGTCCATGTGGTCGTTGTACGTCACCCAATAGGCGTCGACCCCGGATCCGTCCACGAATCCACGAACCTTGATCGGAGTGGAAGCGGTAGCGCCAACCAGCCCAACATCCCTGAGCAGCTTGAGCTGACCAGAAGTCCACGGGTCCACGCCTAGCGACTCGGCGTACTTGAAGTTGAACTGGTTGTCGTTGTCCGGGTCCTGGTACAGGAGCCCGGCTCCACCGTTGAAGGTGGACTGGGACCTCAGCCACCAGAAGTTACCGGAGATGGACTGCTCACCAGGCTCAGCGAATGCGTCGAACTGCTGCTTCCTGATCTCCGCCATGCGCTCAGTGTATGGACGGTTGTCCTGCGTAGCGGAGAGGAAAGGGATACCAGCAAGGGCGTAGTCATACGCATTGTCCTGGAGGTTGTACTGTCCCTGAACGGCAGACCCCAGGCCACTGAGCTGGTCCGGAATCTTACGTACGAGTGTTGCCACTGGTCACTCCTTACTGCGGGTAGACGTAGGTGAAGCGAACGGTGTGCCCGTTGTCGATGGTGCTGGTGCTGTGCGCGTCCAGAAGCTCGACCGCACCGGTCGACGGGTTGAGTCCAACTCCACCAGAGGTGAATCCAGTGCCGAAGCTGGTCACCATGCGGTCAGTGCCGAAGGCACTGTCCGGCCTGTAGGTGGACGCGATCGTGCACAGGGCAGTGTCGGTCAGGTTACCCGCTGCGGAAGCCGTGAGCGTGCCGCCAGTGCGCAGGAGAACACCAGTCACGATGATCCACCCACTCTTGATGACGGCCTGAGTAGCCGAGTCCACGCTGAATCCGGCAGCCGCAGTGAGTACCGAGGTTCCGGTGGCTGCGGTCTGGCCGGTCACGCTCAGCGTGCCGGACACGGTGGCGTTACCGGTGACGTCGATGCCAGAGTTGGCCACGATCAGGCCGTTGTTGGTCTGCGCTCCGGTCACAGTCAGGCTGGACCCGAAGGTTGCTGCACCGTTACCAGCCACCGTGAAGTGGGTGACCGACTCGTCGTTGTTCATGACACGCATGCAAGCGGCGGTCTGGCCGCTTGCGCCATGAACGTCGAGCTGAGAGAACGCCGGGTCACTGCCGTTGATGTCGACACGCCCGTTGTTCCATGCCGCGAACGTGTCAGCAGTGTCGGTGCTGTTGCGTACACGGATGGCCACGTCGTTGTTCGTGGTACGAGGCTTGACCTGGAAGCCGGACTGACCGGCATTGGTCCAGGAGGTTGCGGTTCCACCAGAGAGGACGGAGAAGATGTCGGTAGTACCGTCATCCTTCGTCACCCTGAACCTGTAGGTGTTGAAGGTGGAGTCAGCAGAGACGTCCTGGTTGCGCAGGAAGACTGCACCGTTGTTGGTCACCTTAGCAACCTCGTGGGCAGCAGAGGAATCCCTCAGCCACTTCATGAGGTCTGCGGTGCCAGCCGCAGTACCGTTGACCGTGGTTACCCACGTGGTACCGGCGAAGATGTCGACGTTGCTCAGCGTGCCAGAGGCGTTGTTGAGCGTCTTGTTTGATAGGGTCTGGGTATCATTCGTACCCACGACGGCAGAGCCCACGGCCAGGCCGTGGACATTGGTGGCGGTACTCTCGTGAGTGCGGGAGTCCGCGAAGTCTCGTGCAGAGCTGACGTGACGAACCCTCGCGCCTGCGTTGTGCGCAGCCGCAGAGGTGCCATCGATCCCTCGGGTGACAGTCAGGGTGGTACCCGCTACTGCGGTTACCTCCACCAGCTCCTCCGTCGCCGCCTCGTAGTCCAGGGCTAGAGTGAACGGCGTCAGGGCTGGCAGGCCAGTCGCGGATGCGATCTGGATGCTGGTGTTTCCATTCGTGATGGAGGCCACCAGCGTGGTCTCTGCGGCCACGCTGGAGTAGTAACGGGTAGCCATGGTGCTCCCTTATCCGTTGAAGGTCTGGTAAGACTCGTACAGCCTCTGTAGCCTCGTACGCTCCTCGTTGAGCCTCTTCTGGTAGAGGGCCAGGAAGAACTGCGACGCCTGTGTGGCGGCGCTCGTAGGCACCAGCGGAGCCCTCTCAGTGGCCTCGATAGAAGCCTGCTGAAGTCGGGCTGCCTCGTAGGCAGGAAGGAGACGCCACGCTGCGCCGTACGTGATCATGTCCACGTAGCGCTCCGGGAACCCAGTGACGGTAGCGAAGTCATCCGAGTTGTTCACCAGGGCCGAAGGGCCCTTGGTGTAGCTCACTCGCACGTTCCTGCCTGGAACGATGCGGTCATAGATCTGAATGGACTTGCCGGTCGGAGTGGGAGTCGGCTTGACCTGGCCTGCGGTGGTCGATGCCATCGGATTGAAGCGCCAGCTCTGAGCTGGGAACCATACGCCGGATGGACCGATGGTGTTCACGGTCACCTTGTAGACGTCATCGGCGTCCACCGGGATCGGGTACTCATACCTTGCGGAGTTGTACGGGAACTCGTACTGAGCGAAGACCCAGAGGTCTGGGTACAGTCCGAGGATGGTGTCGTTGATGGCCTCCTTCACGCGCTGACGCGGGAAGCGAGGGTCGTTGGTGACGATGTCGTTGATGCTGTG